TATTTGGCCCTAAAGAAGCAAGTCAACCATGGGTAACAGCGTTGTTTGACAGCGCATCAAAGTTCTATAATAGCGGTTCAACTATAGATGAAGCAATCAATTTATCTTTACAAGACATACGATACAACGCAGCACTTAAGCCATTTACAGACCGTTTTAATGGTATCTATGCCCTAACAGACAGACTTGCTAAGGGTGAGGCTATTACAGTGCCAACCGTTGCGGAATACTTCAAGTCAGAATCTGCAATGGGTGATGTACTACGTGCTGCTGGCATGGGTGACCTTGCTAACCAGAACTTCTTAGGTGGAATTATTGGACTAGGTAAATCAGTTCTTGAAGTAACTAACTTAATTACAGATACATTTGACAGAATTGACAATGCCCCATCTGCTCTTAAGGCAGACCTAAAGACATACTTCCCAGGAGCAGATAGAACATCTATCGCTAAAGCAATGCTTCTTGGTGACAAAGGCGCTGCTGAATTGACTAAGAAGGTTAAACAGATTAGCGTACAGTCTGCAGCAAAAACACAGGGTGTAACAGTTAGCGACCTAACCAGCGAGGATATTGCTGCACAAGGTTATGACTACAACGAATCACTTACTAACTTTGCAACTGTTAAGCAGTTAGAGCGTGGCCAATCACTTGGTCGCATGAGTAATATTGACTTTACTCAACAAGAAGCAATCGCTTCTACATTCCAATCGAATGCTGCAGCGACAGAAAAGATTAGAAGAATTAAAGAAGAAGAAGGTAACAGATTTAGTGGTACCTCTGGACGGCTAGCCTCTCAAAATAGAGTACAAGGCGCGTTCTAAAATAGAATCCTGAACGGACCCATCGGCCCCGTCAGCGTATTAGACCGATAGCAAGAGCCAGCCTAGTTCCCCGACTAGTCACTGAGGCTTGCGACTACAACGAATAGAAGGGTGGTTGCTATGAGCAACAACTACTGGGATGACGAAGACGAAGATATAGATACAGAAATGGACTCACAAATGGACGGAAGCGACCTCTTAAAGAAGTTGCGTAAAGCCAAGCGTGCAGACGAGAAGCGTATCAAAGACCTCACAGAGCAACTCGAGACTCTGTCCAAAGGACAACGTGAGAGAATCGTCAAAGAAACCCTAGAAAAGAAAGGTGTCAATCCTAAAGCAATTCGCTTAGTCCTAAAAGACCTAGATGATGTTAACGAGGAGTCAGTCAACAACTGGCTCGATGATAACGCAGACTTGTTTGGACTAGAAGCGCGACAGGATGCGCCCGAAGTAAACAGCCAAAACCGTGCAGCATTACGCCAGCAAGATTTGGTTACTCAGGGTGCAATAACACCTGACCGAGCCGAAGATATGTCGATGAGACTTGACAACGCAGAATCTGCGGAAGAAATCATCAACATGATTTACGGTTCACAAAACTAATCATAGTTTCTAACTACTAAAAAAGGAAATAACCTAAATGGCTAACGCATACGTATCCACTGCCTCCGATTCACTCGGCGGTACAATGGGTAGTGCTGGTTTAGTACAGAAGGCTTATGACCGACTTCTTGAATTCGCTCTACGTTCAGAGCCACTAATTCGTTCAGTCGCAGATAAGCGTCCTGCTAAGCAAAGCATTCCAGGTTCAACAGTTGTTCTACAACGCTACGTTGACCTAACAGCAACAACAACTGCACTCACAGAAGCAGTTGACCCAGATGCAGTAGCAATGACTACACCAACATCTGTTACTATTACTCTTAACGAGTACGGTAACTCTGTTCTTGTAACACGCGCTTTGGAACTATTCAGCCTCGCTGATGTAGACCCAGCAATTGCTAACATCATCGCATTTAACCTTGCAGATTCAATTGACGCAGTAGCAATGGCAACATTGCGTGCTGGAACAAACGTAATCTACTCAGGTTCAACTGCAACATCAACAGCAACAATTACTGCTGCTGCAACACTCTCTTCTGCTAACATCCGTAAGGCTGTTGCGAAGTTGCGTGCAGGCAAGGCAGTTGCTCGTAAGGGCTCACTCTACTGGGCTGGTCTCCACCCAGAAGTTTCACACGACCTTCGTGCTGAGACAGGTTCAGCAGGATGGCTTCTTCCAAATCAGTACGGTTCATCACAGGACCGCATCTGGGCGGGAGAAATTGGTACATACGAAGGTGCATACTTCGTAGAGTCACCACGTTTGTACAATGCTACAGACGGAGCATCATCTGCTCGTAACTACCGCACAATTATTGCTGGACAGCAAGCGCTTGCAGAAGCAGTTGCTGAAGAGCCACATGTAGTTATCGGACCAGTAGTTGACAAGTTGATGCGTCACCGCCCAATGGGTTGGTACGGCGTACTCGGCTTTGCTCGCTACCGCGAAGAAGCACTATACCGAATCGAATCAGGTTCATCAATCGCATAGTTGATTGACGGTTGAGCAGGGGGAGAAATCTCCCTGCTTAGCAGTAAATCTATTAGAAGGAGTAACATGGCAAACTGGACATTCAAACCACCATATGTACTAGAAGGTCCATCTGGAGGACACAGGTTATTTTACTTTGCCAATTTGCGCAAAGGGATTACAATTGTGAAAAGTGATGGTGAGTACTACCAGACACGTTATCCAGTGGATGAAGATTTACTTGAATATCAAGAAGTCTATCGTGGTGGCTACGAGCACACAGTAGATGATGCAACGAAGGCAGCACTAATCGCAGGGGGCGTAGATGTTACAGAAGGAAACTTTACAGCACAGTGAATGTGACCACATTACAAAAGTAGTAACGTGGGGATATAACTTAATAGATGGCGACATGGTTTCATATGTAGCAATGTACGGATGTACTAAGTGCAATGAAATGTCAGAGAGCCCATTCATATCAGAAGACTTCAAGGCAGTAGACCACACCAAGTGTGGCGGTCCATATGAGTGCTTTGGATGCAAGGCTAAAGGTCTACAACTTAATACTGGAGACGCAACAAGAGACATTTCTGACAAGAAGTGGACATCAGAGTTAGAGTCATACAGAGATGCTAGAGCGCAAGGAATGCAACCAGGAGGCACAACACGTGCTCATGTGGAAGCAGCATATACAGCATCTGAGACTATAGGTAAAGCCTATAACTCAGAGACAATGCCTAAAGCGCATCAGATAACTAAAAAAACCGCCGAAGTTATGAAAGAGATTGGACAAGTATAATGTGTATTAAATGTGGTTGTGGCAAGAAGATGGGTCAACCAGGATACGGTATGGGCAAGGCTGGAATGAAAACTCCTGTCAAGAAGGTAGCCAAGCGTGTAGCAAAGAAGACAGCAGTAGTTCGCAAGAAGGGCATGTAATCATGGCTGGACTAGAAATCTCACTTCCTGGTGGAGGTAGCAAGAATAGTAAGACTGGAAAGATTACCCCACCAAAAAAGAAGGTAACGCCAACTCCTAAGCCTACTGGAACAGCAGCAATGAATGGTTCACAGTATGATGCATATCTTAAGAAGTTACTAGAAAACATGAAAAAAACAAAGCGATGAAGAAGAAATGAAAGACTCAAGATTAACACGGGCTGGAGTAGCAGGCTTTAACAAGCCTAAGAAAACTCCAAGCCACCCTACTAAGTCACACGTTGTTGTGGCTAAGGTAGGTAGCCAGATTAAGACCATACGCTTTGGACAACAAGGCGTTTCTGGCTCACCTAAAAAAGCAGGAGAGTCTGCATCCTATGCAGCACGAAGAAAGTCTTTCAAAGCAAGACACGCAGGTAATATATCCAAAGGAAAACTAAGTGCCGCATATTGGGCAGACAAGGTGAAATGGTAAAATGGCAACAATGAAAAAGAAGACTATTGTAACTCCAGGTACTAAGGTATCACAGAAGACAATTGATGACATTAAGAGACTGGGCATGACAAAGGCCCTAGCACTTGCTGGGAAGAACGGCAATCCTGCAGGAGGACTTGCTAGTGAATTCCAAGAAGGTGTTCGTCGCATGTACGGCGCAAAGCGTTTAGAGGCTGCAAAGAAATCTGCAGCAGGCACATCAGGCAAGAGTCCATACGCATTTTCAGGTGTGGCTGGTAAGACTAAAACTGGCGCTAAGCCAGCAGCAAAAAACAACAATAAATCAAACCTTATTAAAGCCGTTGGTGGAACTGTTGCAGCAGTTGGACTTCTTGCAGCATCAAAAGGCAAAGCCGCAGGAGCAGCATCAAAGTTATCACCATCAATTGGTAAACTTGCAAAGTCTCCTGTTGGTCAGGCTATCTTTGGTACAGGCGAAAAGATTTCTACCAAGGCGTTCTCAACTACAGGTCGAGTCACCGCTAAGGCTGGCAAGCCAGTATCTCAGGCACAATACGATGCAATGAAGATTGCCGCAAAGGCTAAGGGTATTAAGTTACCTGCCGTCGCAAAAGCAACAGCGACTAAGGCTAAGTCTAAGGCTAAAGCAACAAAAGCCGCAACAGGCGCAGGCAACAAGAATAAATAATTAGAAAAGGTGGGGACAATGGCACAAGAAACAGTATCAATCGCATGGTGTGACAATGGTATGGTTGATGGCAAGTTTATGCAAGGCGTTACAGACGTTATGCTAAAATCTGACATCAACTTTACCTCCACCCTGAGAAGTCAAGGCAATCAGATTGCTAGACAGCGTGAAAAGATAATTCGTTACTGGTATGAGAACAACACCTCAGAGTGGCTACTCTGGGTTGATTCAGATGTTGTTATTAGTCCAGAAAAGTTTAGACTCCTATGGGACAACAAGGATGTGGCAGAACGCCCTATCCTTACTGGAGTTTACTTTACGACAGACACGCCAGAAGAACCTCTGATGATTCCAATGCCAACTATCTTTAACTTTGCAGAAGCAGAAGATGGCGTGGTTGGTATCAAGAGAGTTCACCCAATGCCAGAGAACAAACTCATTAAAGTTGAGGCAGCGGGTATGGGATTTGTTCTTATGCACCGAAATGTAATTGACAAGATTATTGAAGCAGTTGGCAACGAGATTGCTATCTTCAATGAAATTGGAACTGGTAAGTCATTTATGGGTGAAGATATCTACTTCTTTGCTCTAGTTGGCAAAGCAGATATCCCAGTCTACTGTCATACAGGTGCGGTAGTTCCTCACATGAAACGATTCTCATTTGATGAGCATTACTACAAAGCATTCTTTGGCGGAGTTAAAGAAGAAAAGAAATCTAATTTAGTACTACCAAAGCGTTATACGAAAGGTTAATAATGGCACTAGGCAAAGCAGGAAGCAGTTTAACAGCAGAACTTAACAGGCTCGCTGGAATAACCGATGTAGCAAAATATCTAGATGAACAAGGCGCGGCTAACGTCTGGGCTGGAACTACTGGACTTGCAACTGTTGGAGCCTTAAACATTAAAGCATCCTCTTCACGCACCCGTGATAAGTTCAAAGACATAGATGGCATCTGTAATGAACTAGCATCGACTACTGGACTAGCAGCGCCTGCTGCCCTAAGGAGTATCAACGCATGACAATTACTTTAGAGAACATGATTGATGAAGTCCTTATTAACCTTGCAGGTTACACTGTTCAGCAAGACCGAGCAACATACCTTAAGGCTGCAGTAACGACAACAACATCATCAAGTGCCTCTCCACTTATCCTATCTCTTGGCTCTACCGAGTCTGTAGGTAAAGGCATAATTGAGATTGATGAAGAGTTGCTATGGGTTGACTCATACGACCGCATCTCTAATACAGCAACCATCGCCCCTTACGGGCGCGGTTACTTAGGTTCAGGGCCAGCGGCAAACACTGGAACAACGCACATCCTAGATACCAAGGTTACCATCTCGCCAACTTTCCCACGCCACTCAGTTAAACGTGCAATCAACGATACTATTAGTTCACTTGGGGCTAGCATATTTGCTCTCAAGTCAACATCATTTACATTTAACGCAGCAAAAACAACATACGCGTTTAACAACTTAAACATTAAAAATATCATTACAATGTCATGGCAATCAATTGGGCCATCTCAAGAGTGGGTTCCAATTCGTCGATACGACTTTGACTCAACTGCAGATACTACAACATTCGGCGCATATGCACAGACTGTTACTCTTGGTGAGTATCCTATATCTGGACGTACAGTACGCGTAGTATATGCAACTGACCCAGTGCCTTTTACAAACAATACCACACAAGACTACTCAACACAAACTGGTTTGCCAGAATCAACAAAAGATGTTGCAATTCTTGGTGCAGCGTATCGTCTATTAACATACCTTGACCCAGCACGCGCAGCAATGGTTAGCCCACAGGCTGATGAAACAGACAGTAAACGACCTTTTGGTGCATCTCAAAGTGCAACCAAGCAACTGTACGCACTCTACCAGCAACGCCTCAATGAAGAAGTAAAAGCACAACAGCAGTCTTATCCACCTCGAGTTCACTTTTCCCGCCGATAGGAACCTAAATGACAGTCAGAAAATACTCATCCCGTTCTCAGCAAACAACCCTGAGTTCTCCAATCACATCAACAGCAACTACTATGAGTGTTGTCAACGGTGCATCTGTTATGGGTGGAAAGACGTTGACAGGTACTCAAACATACACGGTTGTTATTGACCCAGATACAGCGCTAGAAGAAATTGTTGACGTTACGGTTTATTCCTCTGGCAACACATTAACAATTACTCGCGGTATTGATGGGCCTACCCCTGGTACAGGCTCTGCTCACTCAGCAGGTGCGGTTGTTCGACATATGGCAATTGGTCGTGACTACCAGGAAGCCAACGACCACATTGAAGATTCAACTAGCGTACACGGTATCACGGACACTGCAGCCTTAGTAACACTTACAGGCTCACAGACTCTTACTGGCAAAACTTTAACTAGCCCTACTCTTACAACTCCAGCCCTTGGTACTCCAGCATCTGGTGTTTTAACTAATGCAACTGGTCTTCCAGTTTCAACTGGTGTCTCAGGTCTTGGTACAGGAGTCGCAACGTTCCTCGCTACTCCATCTAGCGCAAATCTTGCTGCTGCTTTAACAGATGAGACTGGTAGTGGAGCAAATGTATTTGCTACAAGCCCAACAATCTCTAGCCCAACTATTACAGGTACTGGTGCTATCGCAGGTACATTTACAGGTAACCTAACTGGCAATGTAACTGGTAACGTATCAGGTACTGCTGGTTCTGCAACAGGAAACGCAGCAACCGCAACAGCGCTCGCAACTGCTCGTACATTCCAATTAACTGGAGATGTAGAAGCAAGCGGAGTTACTTTTGATGGCACTGGTAACGTAAGTCTTACAACCGTAATTGGTACTGGGGCTATCGTCAACGCCGATGTTAATGCCGCAGCAGCAATTGCTTACAGCAAGTTAAACCTTAATGGAACTATTACTTCTGCTGATATTGTCAATGGAACTATTGTTGCTGGCGACATTGCAGATGGAACTATCACAGCAGCAAAGTTAGTCTCAGACCCTTATGCTCGCGCCAACCATACTGGTACTCAACTAGCAGCAACTGTCTCAGACTTTGATACACAGGTGCGCACATCTCGTTTAGACCAAATGGCTGCACCTACTGCATCGGTTGCACTTAACGCACAAAAGATTACAGGTCTTGCAGACCCAACACTTGCACAAGACGCTGCTACTAAAGCGTATACAGATACTGCTGTAGCAAACCTTGTTAACTCAGCCCCTGGAACACTAGATACACTTGGTGAGATTGCAACAGCAATCCAAGCAGGTGGTTCAGTCTTTGATGCTATGGTTCTAAAGGCTGGTTCAACTATGACAGGTGCTTTAACCTTGTCAGGTGCTCCAACTGTAGACTTACACGCTGCAACTAAACTCTATGTTGATAATGTTGCAGGTTCTGCAACCGCTGCTGCAGCAAGTGCAACGGCTGCTGCTGCATCATACGATTCATTTGATGATAGATACCTAGGTGCTAAATCATCAAACCCAACCTTAGATAATGATGGTAACGCTTTAATTACTGGCGCTTTATATTTTAATTCTGTATCTGGCACAATGCTTGCTTGGTCAGGTACTGCCTGGGGTTCTATCTCTTCATCTGCTGAAATCTATCGCTACAAGTTTATTGCTACAGGTGGAGAAACATCTGTATCAGGTGCTGATGCATCTTCTCAGACCCTTGCATACATTGCTGGCAAAGAGCAGGTATACCTTAACGGTGTGCTTCTTGTTCGTGGCACAGACTACACAGCAACTAACGGCACAAGCATTACAGCCCTATCAGCACTTGTTGTTAACGATGTGCTAGAGGTTATTACCTTTACTGCACTGAGCGTAGTAACTGACATTCCTCAATCTGTAGTAGATGCTAAGGGTGATTTAGTTGTAGGTACTGCTGCTGACACAGTAGGTAGACTTGGCGTTGGAACTAACGGACAGTATCTACAGGCTGACTCAACTGCAGGCACAGGATTAAAGTGGGCAACAGTAGATACGTCTACTCTTGAAACAATAGTAAATGTTCAAAACAATTATGTAATGTCCTTAATGGGCGCAATCTAATAGAAAGTAGTAACTAATGGCTACAACATCCAAGGCGCTCTTTAGAGGAGCAGCATCAACATCAAGCACAACCCTATACACAGTCCCGACTACATCAACTACTACAGTAGTAACTAATGTACTAGTTGCTAATACAGCAGCAAGTGCTGCAACATTTGATATGTCAATAGATGGTGTTCAAATTGCTAACGATGTAGCAATAGCAGCAAACGATACTCTTAGTATTGATATGAAACAAGTAATACCAGCAAATGCTACTCCTAAAATTATTGTAGGATTAGCCTCTGCAATTACAGTTAACTTTCATATTTCAGGAGTGGAGATAGTCTAGTGGCTATTCAAAACTTTAAAAATGCATCTATCACAACTGGAGCACCTCGAAAAACATTTTGGGACCAAGTAAGTTCTACAAATGTAATCGTTAACTATCTTGTTGTTGCAGGTGGTGGTGGTAGTGGAAAAGGAAGCGGCCAAACTGGTGGAAACGGTGGCGCTGGTGCTGGTGGACTTCGTTCAACAGTAACTGCAACAGGCGGTGGCGGTTCTTTAGAATCACCTTTAAGTTTGGCACTTAATACTTCATACACAGTAACAGTTGGCGCAGGTGGCGCTGGTGCAACAGGCAGTTTAGCCAAAGGTTCTAACGGTTCTGATAGTGTTTTCTCTACAATTACATCAACAGGCGGCGGCGGCGGTGCTTATGGCAATACTGCTGGAATTGCTGGAGTCGCTGGCGGGTCTGGTAGCGGTGGTGCTGCGACAGGCGCAAGTGGCGCTGGTACTGCTAATCAAGGTTTCGCTGGCGGTAGTGGTGTGAGTCAAGCAGGTGGCGCAGGCGGCGGTGGCGCTGGTGCGGTCGGTTCAAATTCAAGCGGTAATGAAGGCGGCAACGGCGGTAATGGTGTAGCAGTTTCAATTTCAGGTTCATCTGTAACTTATGCTGGTGGTGGCGGCGGTGGCGATAACGCTGCAACGGCTGGTGGAACTGGTGGCACAGGTGGCGGCGGTGCTGCTGCGACTGCTGGTGATGTTGGTTCAGGAACAGCAGGTACGGCTAATACTGGCGGCGGTGCTGGTGCATCTGGTTATTTAAGCGTTAATGGTGTTTCAGGCGGTTCAGGAGTTGTCATAGCCCGTTACTCAGGCACAGACCAAAAAGCAATAGGTGGAACTGTAACCACATCAGGTGGAAATACAATTCATACATTTAATTCATCAGGAACATTTGCAATAGGTACTGGTTTAGCATCAACTTCAAAAGCAAGTGGCGGTGTTATATTCCAAACTGGTTCTTATTATTATCACGTATTTACTTCATCAGGAACATTTACTCCTACTGCAAACCTAACTGCTGACTATTTGGTAGTAGCAGGTGGTGGCGGAGGTGGTGGTGGCTATCGAAGCGGTGGTGGTGGTGGTGGTGGACTTCGTTCTACCGTGACCGCAACTGGCGGTGGAGGAACTTTAGAAACTGCTTTATCATTAACGGCACAAAATTACACAGTAACTGTTGGCGCTGGTGGTACTGCTGCTGTTACTACTGCTAATGGTGGTAATGGAAGCAACTCTGTATTTTCCACAATTACATCTACTGGCGGTGGCGGTGGTGGAGCCGATGTAACTGGTGCTGGTAACGCTGGTGGTTCAGGTGGTGGTGGTAACGGTAATGCTGCTGGCGGTGTTGGCGGTGCTGGTACGGCTAATCAAGGTTACGCTGGTGGTGTAGGTTCTAATACTGGTGCTTCTTATGGCGGAGGTGGTGGCGGTGGTGCTGGTGCAATTGGCGCAAATGGAACTTCAAGTGCTGGCGGTAACGGTGGTGCTGGTGTAGCAACTTCAATTTCAGGAACATCAACAACTTACGCAGGTGGTGGTGGTGGTGGAGTTTATAATACTGGTACTGCTGGCACAGGCGGTGCTGGTGGTGGAGGTGCTGGTGGTGTAACTACTCCAACTGCTGGAACAGCCAATACTGGCGGCGGCGGCGGTGGTACTGGTTATAGCCTTCCCAATGTTGCTGGCGGTTCAGGTATAGTTATAGTTCGTTACTTAGCATAAGGGGATAATATGACAAAAAACAATGTAACAAATATTAAAGAAGTAAAACCAACACAGTGCTTTAGTTATCAAGTCAATATGTTGGTTCACATCATTGCTGATGATGAGGCAACTGCTAAGGCTCAGTTAGATGAAAAGGGTGGCATTGTCACCAAACGTGATGTTAAGTTAGTAAACACAGTAACGCTTTACGGCGAAGATAAGGATAAATAAATGGCACATTTTGCAGAACTAATTGATGGCGTTGTAGAGCGTGTAATTGTTGCTGATAACGCACAATGGTGTGAAACAAACCTAGGTGGTACTTGGGTACAGACTTCATACAACACACACGGTGGAGTTCATACTTTAGGTGGTACACCACTGCATAAGAACTATGCTGGCATTGGATATACCTTTGATGGTACTGGTTTTACTGCTCCTCAACCATTTACTTCTTGGACTAAGAACACAGAGTCTTATCTATGGGAAGCACCAACTCCTATGCCTACAGATGACAAGCGCTATCAGTGGGACGAGCCAACTCTATCTTGGGTTGAGGTAACTGTATGACTAAAGCCCGTGACCTAGCCAATGCCTCAACAGCATTATCGGCTGTAGATGCAACTGAGTTAGGCTATGTAGATGGTGTTACCTCTGCTATCCAGACTCAGATGGATGCTAAGACTGCAAAGTCTACCCTTACAACTACGGGTGACACTTACTATGCCTCTGCTGCAGGTACACCTGCTCGTCTAGGTATCGGTTCATCTGCTCAGGTCTTGACTGTGGCTGCTGGTGTGCCTAGTTGGGCTACGCCAAATGCTGGGAAAGTTTTGCAAATAGTCGAAGCATCTACGACTAGCACATTAAGTACGACTTCTGGTAGTTACGCTGACATTACAGGCGTGACTGCAACGATAACTCCTTCTTCTGCATCTAGCAAAATTTTAGTAATGGTTAATTTCGGAGCAATTTATCCAACAACTTCTGGTTCAGGAACTACTTATGGTTTCATCAAACTTTTGCGGACTGCTACAACTATTAACGAAACTTCTTTAGGTTGGTATTTATCGGCTGGTACAACTGGCGTAGGAGATTTCTATTTCTCACATACCCTTAATCAAATAGATAGTCCCGCTACAACTTCTGCCGTAACTTATAAATGTCAACATAAACTGGGTGCTGGAAGTGCTTTTTACAGTAACACATCTGGCGGTAGAGTTTCTATAATTTTAATGGAGGTAACAGTATGAAAATTGATTCACATACAATTATTTATAGAGCCGCACATACAAAGTTTGATGTGAAAACTGGCTTTATTGTTGAAGATAACAATTTCTTTACTCTGACAAGTGATGATGGTCGTATTTTTACAGAAACAGATTTCACATCTGCTGAATTAAACCAAGCAAAAACAGATATTGAATCTGAATTAGCAGATGCTGAAACCGACAAAGCAGCCTTACTTGCACGTCTTGGTATCACTGCAGACGAAGCCAAGTTACTTCTTTCGTAATGTGTTACCAGTGTGGCAGTTGTTCTTACGAACATACACGCACAATAGATGATGCTATAGATGAAACAGATTTACTACCGTATTAAGGAGCAATAGTGGCAACGAGAGATATAACCGAAGGTGATAGTGGAGTCTATAGTTCCTTTGACGGCAGTGGCGTATCAACTGTTGCCCGTGGTGTTGCCGATATTGGTATTGTATCAACTACTAACACTTGGCAAAATACAGATGTTGCCTACGATGTAGCAGTTGGTGGACTTCCGTTCATTTATGCAATCAATGACTCACGCCCATACATCCGACAGACTGCGCCCTTTCGCAAGGACCAGTTTGATAACGGACAAGAACCAGGGGAGCAATCTTTAACTGGCTGGTGGATTCGTTCACAGATGTCATTCCACTCTGGAACAGGCATTAAGTTTTTTGACCCTGCAACTACTGATGAGATTGGTCATTACCGTTTCGCTGATAGTAAAGGTGTAGATGTCTGGACAAAAGGTCAAGTTACACTACTTAAGCAAACATTAAACATGACTGGTGTTACTACTGGTACTTACAAACTGTTATCTATAGTAGATGGCTCAACAAATAAAATACTTGGTTGGACTCCAGCAGGTACAACTATTAATAACTACACTGCTAGTGGAACTGCTGTTGAATATACACACGTAACTGGTATAGCACAACCATTAGATACTGCCATCCTTGCTATTGCAACAGATGGCACTAATTTATTTATTGCTGACAATGACCACATTTACACAGGTCCTATCTCTACACCTACTGCTGGTTACTCTCGTTACTATAATACTGGTAGCGAAAAAGTAGTATTAGGTTGGGTAAAGCAACGTCTTGTTGCCTGTATTGGTGCATCAGTATATGAATTAACTAATGCTAAGGGTTCGACTCACTCCCTTCCCGCTACGCCTGTATACACACACCCTAATGCTGACTGGACTTGGACTTCCATCTCAGAAGGTGGCTCTGCTATTTATGCTGCTGGATACGCTGGGACAACATCAGCAATCTATAAGTTTACATTAGCATCTAACGGTTCTATGCCAGTACTCACATCAGGAGTAATTGCAGCACAATTACCTATTGGTGAGTATGTTAATAAGATTGAATCTTACTTAGGCTACTTAGCAATTGGAACAAACAAGGGTGTACGCGTAGCGGCAATATCAGATACTACTGGAGACTTAACTTACGGTCCTTTAATTATTGAAGCAGAAAACACTGGCCTTGACTTTGCCTTTAGAGATACATTTGTATGGGTAACTGGAAGCATCGATGGATATGCTGGTCTATATAGAATTAACCTTGCTAACGAACTAGAAACTCTACGTTTTGCTTACGCTACAGATGCATACCTTGATGGAGCAACAGGATACGCAACTAGTGTTGACTTCATTGGAAATACTAATCAGATAGCCTTTACTACATCTGGTAGTAACGGCATCGTTATTCAATCTGCTACAGACCTAGCAACAACTGGATACATTACAACAGGAAACATTCGATATGGAACTCTTGAGCCTAAGAACTTTAAGCGATTAGTTGCCAGAGGTGAGTTTAATTACGGTTCAATGACTCTTGAAACCATTGACAAAGATGGAAACGAGTATGACCACATATCTTATGATGCAGTAATCTCACCAATTGAAATTGGAACTGAGCGTCCAGATACCGCCCAAGAGTATGTAGCCTACAAGTTTATCCTATCCCGTGATGCAACAGATACGACCAAGGGTCCTACATTTAAGGGATACCAAGCCAAGGCAACTATTGCTACTCCACGCCAACGCATTGTGCGCTTCCCCGCATACTGCTTTGATGTTGAGACAGATAGATTCAATACAGTAGTTGGCTATGAAGGTCGTGCATCTGACCGAATCCAATTGCTAGAAAATATCGAAGAAACAGGCGATGTCATTATTTGGCAAGACCTAACAACTGGCGAATCTCGTCAGGCAGTAATCGAGCAAGTTACATTCACCCGCATGACTCCTCCCGATAAGCGCTTTGACGGTTTCGGTGGAGTCCTAGAAATAACAATTAGGACAGTATAATGGAATTGAAAGACTATCTAACAGTGGCAGTTGCCGTCATAGCAATCTTTTCAGCGTTTGCTGGTGGCATTAGGTGGATGGTCAAACATTATCTTAATGAACTTAAACCAAATGGTGGTAGTTCAATGAAAGATTCTATGGCTCGTATGGAAAAACGAATTGATGACTTATACAAATTGATTGCGGAGAAATAAATGAAAGTTGTAAAGCAAGCAAAACCTGCTGCAATAGCAGTCTTACGCCAAGCGACGGCTCTAAAGCCAAATCGCAAGAAAGCCAGTGATGGACTCCTACCCTCTGCTGCTCATCTAAAGCAGAGTCCAACGTCGGACCACAACACAGGTTACGCTGTTGATTTAACGCACGACCCTAAACATGGCATTGATTGCGTAGATATCTTTCAGAAGTTAAAGGAAGATAAGCGAGTTAAGTATCTTATTTTTAAGGGAAAGATTTGGTCTAAGGAACGAGCCAACGAAGGCGACCGTGAATACACAGGAAGTAATCAACACACAAAGCACCTGCATATCTCCATCAATGAAGGTATGGGCAGAGACACTAGTCCTTGGTTTTGGTGGCTTAATCAGCCTAAGGTTGTTAACCAGTTAATTGCTACTTTGACACCAATTCCTGCTAAGAAAGCATACAAAACAGAAGTTTGCACCTGCTGTAAATTACACGGGGCAAAGTCCTAATCCTATAGGAGGATACAATGGAGCAATTCAAACAACTAGCACTAACTTGGTTCCGTGCTGCCGCTGCTGCGGTTCTTGTCGTCTATATGACTGGCGAGTATAGCGCAAAGACTCTTGCTGCTGCTGCCGTTGCTGGCATGGCTGGTCCAGTCCTTAAATGGCTTGACCCATCCGCAGTAGACTTCGGTCGCGGTTCTAAGTAACCTTATCTAGAGGGCCTAGCAGCCCGATAGAGACAAGAAACCCCCTTACCTTAGGTATTATCCTAGGGCGAGGGGGTCTTTTGTCGTTTCTAAAGGTTATTCTTGTGCTTCATCTTCTAAATCTTCAAGCCACCGCGTGTATTGCTTCCCACGGATACGAGCCTTGATGTCGTAGTATACTGCTTCTAGTAGGTAGAAGGTTGTAATACCTGCTAGTGCTGCTACGAACGTTTCTAGTAAATTGGACATAGTACTCCTTAGATATAGTATATATACTATCATATAAGGCCGAAGGCCGTTATATAATTACTTACATAACTAAGTATACACAGGCATAACCCAATCGTTGGAAAGCGACGGTCTTGAGACCGCTATGTATAATTGTAACTATGTCAATAAAACTAGAAGAATATACACTACCAGAGCATATGTCCTACTCTGCGTTCACAACCTACTTAACCTGTGGGTATCAGTACTACCTCGGCAGACTCCTCAATAAGGAAGAAGCCCCATCCGTCTGGTCAGTTGGAGGCTCAGCCTTCCACTTAGCGTGTGAGAACTACGATAAGGAGACCATGTGAGTACAGCAA